CTGTCTTCAGTATATTATACAGCTCCATGTTCTCAGCTGTGGACACTGGATAAAACTCAGCAGAAGGATCAAACCCATCATACCTGTGTGCTTGATTGATTACTATAGATCCATTCTCTCCTGATACTGATCTATGAAATGTACCACGAGGTATTACCAATGCACCACTATGTACATTGAGGTGTACAATATGATATGGATATTTCCAACTTCTATTAACTAATTCAAAAGTTCTTTCACCTGATATTACTCTGTTGCAATCGTCTTGAAAACTATGAATATAAAACTGTTTACCTCCTACACAATCTGGTGGAGGTGATACTGCAGGACCTGTGTGTACTACTAGGTCACTAGCGTTTGATTCTTCTACAGATATATCATAGAAGATAACATCATCAGTTTCACGAAACACACGGTGTCTCTTGAAATTTATATCACCCATTATGAATCAAAATACTTTTGTAAAACTGAAATACGTTCTTCTTCTTTAGAAATTAAATCAACCTGATCAATAATTGCAGCAAGAACATCAGGATGCTCTCCAATACCTACAGGATTTTTTAAATAGATCTCGATATTGAGTCTTGCTTTTTCAATGTTGCCTTCAGAACTTGCCTTAAGGGCTTTTAAAATTTCGTTTCTCATAGTATTTAATTATTAATCGAAGTCTATACCAACTTCGTCTTGTACATCCCTGTCTAGATCAGGGAGATGTGTTTCCACCCAATGTTCTTTATTGTCTATGCCTGCCGCTTCGACATATCTCATAATGTGTTGATCAATTTGTTTATAAAGATCATGAAGGTTTAAATCCATTCTAACATCATGAGCAATCTCTGATACCTGTTTTTCTGTAAGGCAGTGATCAGGATGCAATAGATCACAACAAGGGATTCTTTTTTCAATCAACTCATTAAGGTTGATATTGATTTCGTAGTCTTGATGTACAGTCATTTTCTTACTATTAGGGTATCTTCTTCGTCATCATCGTCTTCAGATCTGAAAACTAATAACTCAGTTCCATTTTCAACTTCAGACATCTCTGGGTGTATACCTTTACGAGATGGTCTGTCTACATATTTTTCCATGCGACTAAAAACAAATCCCATGGATCTCCACATAAAAGCAAATGTTCCACCTGCAACAGCAGCAAAACAAATGAAATATATGAAGACAGTTGTATCGTTCATTTTAACAACTCAATAGCATTTAGGAGTTCTTGAGAATGATGTAACTCATCGTCTTTAATCTCCTGTATTCTAGCATCTTCTGGGTGAGACTGCAAATATTTGTCATATGTTTCTGCTGCATGACATTCTACTTCATATGAGAGATGGTATGCAGAGCGAGGAGCAATCCAGTAATATGCTACATTGACCCAGTAATATAAGAGGACAAGGTGTCTTGCAAAAAAACGATCTACCCAATAGGCATTACCGCCTTTACTCTCCATGTATTCTAGATGTTCTGTTTCATTTACTGATTGATCGAAATGCTCTTTCATTAAGTAAAGGTGCTCAGGACCTCGTAGTCCCATGCTCTCACGTAAATGAAGGACACTCAAAAAAGCAAAATAGGGTGCTCGAGCAATTTCCTCTAACACCCAAAATCTTTGAAAGTCTCTTCCTTTATATAGAAAGTCAATGATAGCAACCGTTATGTTTAACGTGATTTCATTGAATCTAATCATCTCAGTTCATTAACTTTTTCTACTATCTTATCTATAATGTCTATATCAATTCCCATGAATGGTGGTATTACACCAAGCAAACGTAGTGTTCCATCTAAGAATAATGCTAGACAAGTAAATCCTAATATCATACTAATAACGGTAGCATCTCTATTGTGCTTCTTCATTGACTCCTCATCAATGCGTCTTGCTTCTTCTAGAGTTTCTTTGAGTAATTGTTCTACTTCGTCTTTAGTATAAAAACTACCTAATCCAGGAAGTCTCATAAAAGGTTTGATACCAGAGAATCCTTGAAACACACCTTTTTCAAAAGGTTTTATATCTGAAAATGGAAAGTTACTAATCATCGTGATCATCCCATGGGTCTGTTAAATTTTTATTCGCAAAAAATCCTTTGTAAATTCCAAACGCTGCTAACAATACAGTGATAACTGCTATTGAAATTCCTAAGGTAAAGTTAGGATCAGCATTGTAATGTGGAATTATTGCGTTGCACTTAGTCCATGTCCCAGGTAGGGTATAGACTGGTGGGCAACTTGCTAGAATCATCATTAGATAAGTTTTGATCATGGTAAGTTATCAGTTTATGAATCAAATCATCATACTGTTCCCACATCCATTCACTACCTGTTTGGTCTTGGTAAGTCCTACAAGCAGTTATTAGACGTAGTATATCATTAGTGTTAAGACGCATTCAATTCAAAACTTTCTTTAATTATAGTAAACCGTACACAAATTGTCAAATACGTCAGCAATTCCAAGCACGAAGCGACTTATTAATCCTTGAATCTGGATCGCTTGCGGTCTTTTTAGAAGTTAATTTCTTTTTCATACCCTTCATTCTCGCACAAAAGCTCGCTCTACGAGGGTTCCCAACTTTTTTTGTAGGTGCCTTAAGGTCGCTTCCTGGATTTTCTCTCTCGTAGCTTTTACGTCCTTTTTCATTTAAACCCCCAGACTTATTTTTACCTGCTTTTTTAGTCCATGCAGCTTCAGTTAGGTTTTTAATATCTGAGTATGACTTCATGAGAACAGAGTATTTTAATTATTTAGCATTTAACTTGGTTAAATTTCTTTGAAATATATGATCTTCATAACCCCCATTCATACCTTCCCATTCTTTATAAGGACATTTATGTAAATTCATTGCTGCACATACACGTCTACCTTCTGTTGGTTTAACTCGATGATCTAAAATTCCAGGAAACATTACAAGCATTCCTTCTTCTGGTTGTACATCTAATCTATCCTCAAAACGTAAAGGTGATGCGTTTTCTTCAACCTCTATGTAATAAACTCCTGCCCAATCTGCTGGATAGTGCCCATGTTTTCTAGCATGATTTCCTTTACTGTATTCCGCAACCCAAAAGTTATCAACCAGAAATGGAATTTGTAAATCATTCTGGTAGTAACTAGATAATTTTTTTGCTACTTCTAAAGAAAAATTAAGAAGTTCTTCTACAATAGGTTCTGGACATTCTATATGCATATCAAAACTACTTCTCCAATCTGTTACCAAATTAGACATTTTAGTTCCAATATACTTATGTCTATGCCTTTTAATATATTCTTTTAGTTCCTCATTAACTCTCTGATAATCAGGAATTGTAGTTGTAAATACAGGGCAAGGTTTATCTACTTTTTGAACTTTAATTGGTTGTTTTCCTGGGTTATCCAGATTGCGACTCACGTTTCTAATAAAAGGTGGTTTGTTCACCGTTTGCCTCCACCCATTTCTTTGAGCATTTTTTGTAGTTCGGTTGTGCTACCAACAAACATTGCATTGTTAGTAACATTCTTAGGACCTTTTGCTTCTTCATCAAGGTCTTTCATTTTCTTATGAAGGTCTTGTAATTTTTCAGTCATGTCTGCAACATGCTTCATTGCCGCTACAGCAACTTCGTATGCTCTAGGGTGCCCACTTTCCTGTGCTACCTCTAATGCTCCTTGTACTGCCTCCTGACCTTGTTCTATCAAAGAGTACAATTCTCCACGAGTATATTCATAATCTTTTACTTGATCATCTTTATCACCTTTAGGTTTACTAGGTTTACTAGGTTTTATTTCTGTAGACTCAACTTCAATGTCGAGCATATCTTCCATGTTTTCTTCTAGACTACTCATAAGATATCAAATCCACTATTGAACCCGAAGTCATCATCAGGTGTTACTAGTATATCATCATTTGCATCAACTTGTCCATCTTGGTTTTTATCTGTTTTTGCTTTTGGAGAGTATGTTAGTTGTGCAGCTCTGCGACTAACTGCCTGATCTCCAATAGTTTCAATAACTTTTGCAGTTCTGATAATATCTGCCTTACTGTAAGGACCGTATAGATATGTCTTCGCAGAAAATTGTAATGTATAAACTACAAGTCTTCTGTTTAAGAAACTCTCATCCCACTCATCTTCTAGGTTTATAGAGTTAAGTGTGATAGCAACATCTCTTTTCTCATCCATGTCTGGAATCATCTTTAGTGTAATATTAAAAGATGGTTGAAAGAAAGGAAGGATTTGTTCTAAGATTTGTAAACCTGTGTCTTGATCTTTTGATAAAATACCTAATTCAAAGTTTACTGTGTATGGTACAGGAAGGTATTGTACTCTTACTTCACTACCACTATCTGCAACAACGTTTTTGTATTTTTGGACAGGACTTGTTTTCCTAGTAGAATCATATGAGATACCAGTCATCTCAAAATACATTCTAGGCATTGTGATTGCTACCTTCTGTGTGGAAGGGTTCTCAAACAATCTGTATAAAAACTTTTGCTTTGGTCCATACGCCAGAGCTACCTTTTCCGTCTCAATAACCTGACCTGTCTCTGGATCTCTTGTCTTTACATCAATATTATTAAAGAGTGTTCCAAAACCGATTACTGTTCTTCGGATGGTTTCGTTATAAAAATGTGATCCTAACATCAGAAACTACCTGTAAAATTACCAAACTCACCAAAAGGATTTTTTTCAGAGAAATCAATTATATCATCTGCTCCGTCTTCAATTGCTTTATTAGCATCATACTCAGAGTTAGAGTTATCTATTGAACTGAACGATCCTAATGTATATAGCGCACCAGAAACAGTACCATTTATAAGGTCACCATCACGGAAATCTCCAGACTTATTCATCAACTCTAAAGTTAAATTACTACCATTCCATCCACCAACTTCACCAATACTATCTGTAGCAAGGTCATACATCCTTGCTCTTTGTCCACTAGTATCTGTGTTTGTGTATGCATTAATACAATATCTGTTATTAGCAGCATCGTAATAGAAATGACCTTTAGTTGTCGTTGCAGTCGTTCCATTATATGTGTAACGATACCTTAGTCTTTCATCTTCAAAATACCAATAGAAATACTTGACTAAAGTTGTAGTTGCAAATACAGGATCAAATGATCCACTGTGATCCACATAGATTTTACCTGTTCCATCAGAAGTCCAAGATCTATTACCACCTTGATCATTATAGTTTCCTGCTACAACATGCTCTCTCGCAACAAAATCTTTAGCAGTTTGTGGACCATCTATTGTAACTGTAGGTGCAGTTGTATATCCACTACCAGCATTTGTAATAGTAATAGCATTTACAACACCGTTGTAGATAGTTG